CTTACGTGTGGGCATTTATTTCAGCTACTGTAAGCGGCTTCCTTGTGTGGTTCCTTGGCCGGCATAGTTAATCCCACACGTTAGGTGGTTTCATCGGACGGCCTCGCGCCGGAAACCCCGTCCTTTAGGGCGGGGAAGACGTTAAGTCCATCCTCCACTTGGCATGGGCGGCGTGGGCTGTTTAATACGTGGGGAGAAGACACGGCCGATTGCCTGAAGCATACCGCCATGGCAGACCAGGCAGACGTATTCGAGACAGTCGGAGACGTGTGAAAATTCATCCTTGCGTGGGACCGGTTTTCTCAAGCCCGACACCTTCATAAATTCGAACCTGTAGCCCCCGTTGAGGGCTCTCACTAGGTGTGGACAACCCTCCCGGTTGATAAGCATGCTAGGGCCGCCATTTGTATGGCGACCAAGAAAACTCTCTACCGCACGTAGTCTCGGATCGAGGTCGTTGGTGGGAGCCGGAAAGCAAGGAAATCCCAGACGTGACAGAAGATCGAAGCTGGTTTCCTCGCTGTGGGTGCTCCGTGCTACCCCAGCAGGATCGCCCACCAGGACAATCTTGCAGCCCATATACTTTGACTGCATCAATCGCCCGCGAAGGCTCTCTTGACAATGCTTCTCTAGTCCAATATTGTTCGCTGGCACTTCCTCGTGGACCAGGAGGCGGCCCAAGTGATCCGGTTGACATATGAGGCTCCACGGGTCGCGGCCGAAGTCTTGTCCAACTACGATTGGATATCCGGGAATAACATTCGTGTTGTCTACAACATGCCAATTTAACCGGAAGGTTTCACGGAAGACGGCGCGCCCACTCGGATCGTCTCCGTACTCTGCCTTGACATAGCGTTTTACGAAGTCACTATCAATCCCATGCATACGCACCATGCGGTTATAATACTCGCGTCCACGGGCAATTCGGTCTGGATGGTTGAACGGTAGCTTCTTGGTTTCTTCTGTCTGTAGCAGATAGTTGAGGTTCTCGGCGTTCCACGCGAGCCCAGAGGGTTGCTTGAATATTTGCCAGTCAGCCGGGGGGTTCTCCATGAACTTGTGCCATGCGGTCATTTCTGCGGGGAAGTTAGTGTCCGCCACTATGCCGTTCCATGTGGGGGAACCTTTGGCAGCGCTTGGATATCGTCCGATGCGGCCTGACAGCGGGCCCAGGATGTCTATATCCATTTCAATTGCTTCACTCAACCATGCACCGGTAAGCTGCATGGAGAGGAGCCGCCCTTGATCTGCGGCGTCTTCGAGTGGAAGAAAAACCCACTCACTTCGTATATCATCAAAGTTGATGTAATAGGTACCGTCAGAAACTTTCCACTGTCCCATGCGGTTGGCGGCAAGCCATGTATCGCAATCCTTGAGCACCGTGTCTTTAAGCTGCTTCAAAGTTTGCCGGACTACAGCATGACGTGTATATCGAAGTCCATCGTCGCCCGGATGCTGTTCGATAGACCGGCGCACAAGTTCTACAATGACCCCGGTAGTCTTACCTGATCCAACAGGACCGGCGACAAGACGGCCGAAAGCATCGCTCTTAGAGAACGATGCCATAGTGGGGGAAGCATCGTATTTGAAAGCCATATTAGACCTTGATTATTTTTCCGCGAAACTGGAAATGTTCTTCGTCCCATTTTATTACAAGTTCGGGATACAGCAGTTTGCCATCTAGGAATGTAAACACTCCGAAGGCGGAACGCCAGTTCTTAGGGTTGTCTTCGGTATAATCAAGAAAGGCCCGGTGACCGGGTTCAGCCACGCATCCGGTATCGACGCCGTAGCGTGTCCCATTATAATCGGTGTAAGGGATGACTTTTGCGCTATGCAAATGTCCGGTGATAGTCGTGAGCCCGGATCGCAATGTGTTGTTCCACGGTGCATGGTCGCCTCCCTTGAAGCGATGTTTGACTACAACATTGCCATTGATCCAGCAAGACCAACAAGGTTCCCAGATCGGAAAGTGATCACGAAGATGAACACCGTGAAGTTTGGCATACTCCGGTGCAACGGTGGCAAGTCTTGTTTCAAAACGTCCGTCATGATTTCCTAGGGTCCACACTTTTAGTGTCCCACCTGGAAGTGCCCTACAGATTTCATCCAACCGGGCTTGAGCCGTTTCTATTTCCTCTTTAACGGTGGGTTGTTTCTCCCAACCAATCGGCGGATGCCGACTGACTGCCGCCATATCAACCACGTCACCATTTGCGATGAAAAGTTTTGGTTTTAATTCCTTGCACATCATCACCAAGGCACGATGCATTGTGGACTTGGGGCCTGGCCAATAGTGGAAGTCGGACCCAATGATGACTACGCCATTCGGCACATTGTATTCGATGCGGCCAGGATGTTGTTCCAGACCGGGGATTATTCGTTCGGCCGATCTCTTGGGGTTTAGAACACCGGAGGTTATAATAATATCACGTTTTCTTTCCAGTCTGTTTCTTCGCCGTGTAACATCACGTTTTTGTATGTTTAGTTTTCTTGCTGTTTCTGCTGGACCAAACTGTTGGTACATTTCGATGAAGGTATCATCGTCACAGCGTGGGGCACCACTATTGACACCACCCATTACACTCTCTCCGTTGCTTCAATGGCTTGGATCATTGGGTCGCCTGGCATCATATCGATGGTCTTTTCAAAAGACAAGCGGGTATCGGCACCGAGGTTAATTTCAATTTTGAACCGCTCACCGGGCTCGCTTGACCCCGGCACTTTCTTTAACCCTGCCATGTCGGCCAACCATTTGCCAGCCTCTACAGCATGGTTAAGAGGTTCCTTAGGGTCGATCATGCGTGCATAAATATGGGGCATTGCCGCTTCAACTGCCGCGGCGGCTTCTAGCTGGGTTCGGGCCACCGTGTTGAGAGCACTTTGCCACTCAATTCTGGCTGCGTCCACAAGCTTTTGAAAGAGTTCATCTTGTTTAAGCTTTTCGTAACTGACTTGAGAGACCTTATAGGTCGCCAATATGTCCGCTTCCTCGCGGAGCCCTAAGGCAGTCTCGCGCGCAAGACCGGTAACGATGTATGGGGTTAACGGTGTCTCAGGTTCTGGTGTGGTAAGTGATTGATCCATGGCCGCTCTTTCCTAAAGCAGTTTCATTAACAGGTTGCTACTTATGGCCGATATAGGACAAGAAGGGGTGCTCCAGGTAATACCTGAAGCGGTTTTGCAAGCCCAGCAACAGCAAAAAGCAACTGCTCTTGCCCAAGCTCAGGATGCGGCCAAGAACAACGCCCAACAGGATGTTTCAACGCTGGTCTCCTATGTTAAAGGCCAGTACGAGATCATGCGAAACCACCGGAATATACAAGCCGGCTGGTCCGAACGTTTGCTTATAGCTCTTCGAGCCTACAATGGACAGTATGATGCCACGAAGCTCCAAGAAATTCGCATGTGGGGTGGCTCCGAGCTTTATATGCGGAGCATAGCACAGAAATGCCGTGCCGCTAGTTCACTTCTTCGTGATATTTATCTCGGCCCCGACCGCTGCTGGGGACTCAAACCCCCTGTTGCTCCTCCTATTCCGGATGATGTAACCCAGAAAATTGATCAGTTAATGCAGACTGAGGCACAATTTGTCCAGCAAATGGGGGCACCGCCACCTTCACCGCAAGATTTGCAAAGTAGAAAACGTGCCCTTTTAAGTAGTGCTTTTGAGGCTGCAAAAAAGAAAGCGGCTGATGAAGCCAAGACTAGCGAAGATAAGATAGATGAAATCTTGCTAGAAGGAGGGTTTTACGATGCCTTGGCCCAGTTCCTTGTTGATCTTCCAGTGTTCCCTTTTGCTTGCATTAAGGGACCAGTGGTTCGAATGGTTCCGACTATCACTTGGCCTCAGCAGGGGCAAAGTGGCGTACAGCCCGACCAAAGTGGCGCACAGCCCGGCCAAAACCAAAGCGGACAACCTACAATTCAGATGAAGGCCACGCTGACGTGGGAACGGGTGTCACCGTTTGATCTATGGTGGACGCCTGGCGTGGCGTCTATCGAGAACGCCAGCATTATCGAGAAGAGCCAAGTCACGCGAGCACAACTGAATGAATGCCTTGATCTGCCTGGATATAATCAGGATGAACTTAAGGCGGTACTTGATGAATATGGTCGTGGCGGCTTATATGATAACTGGGACTTGACTGATGCCGAGCGTAGTGTCCTTGAAAGCCGGGAGAACCCAGCATGGAACCGGTCAGCCCTTATCTCTCAGATGGAGTTCAATGGGAACGTCCAGGGGCGTGTGTTGCAGGATTACGGACTTGCTGTGGCGGACGAGCTTCGGGATTATCATGTTCAGGTTTGGCTTATTGGTTCGCACGTAATCAAAGCCCAATTGTCCCCGTCCCCCCGTATGCGGCATCCCTATTTCATAACATCATTCGAGAAGGTTCCAGGGACACCAATCGGTAACGGTTTAACGGACATTCTTACGGACATTCAGGAAGCTTCGAATGCAACCCTGCGGGGTCTGATTAATAACTTATCTATCGCATCTGGGCCTCAAGTTGTAATAGATGATGATCAGATCGATCCCTCAGAAAACAGTGAGAGTTTATTCCCATGGAAAAGGTGGCATGTTCGGAAGAACCTGTTGTCCGGTACGACAAGTACGCGGCCCGGCGTGGAGTTCTTCCAACCTCAGGACAATTCCGACAAGTTGATCAAAGTTCTGGAATTTCTGGACAGCAAAGCGGACGACGTGTCAGCTATTCCGAAATACATCGGAGGAGCGGCCGGTGGGAATGCGGGGCGGACAGCATCTGGGCTTGCGATGCTGATGGGCAATGCATCGAAAATCTTACAGACTGTATCAGCGAACGTAGACCGCGAAGTAATGAAGCCGGCTCTCTTGCAATTGTTAGATTTGATCCTGCTCACCGACACCAGCGGACTATTAACCGGAGAGGAAAAAGTTAGTGTTCAAGGTGTCAATGTTGCAATCCAGCGTGAAACTCAGCGCCAGCGACAGCTTGAATTTCTTCAGGCGACCGCGAACCCGCTTGACCAGAAAATCGTAGGGATCAAAGGTCGCGGACTTATTCTACGATCAGTTGCTTCTACAATCGGCCTTCCGGGCGATGAAATTGTCCCGCCAGATGACAAGCTCGATCAAATGCAACAAGCCGAAGAGGCTCAAGCACAGAACGCCGGGGCAATCGAAGCTATAAATAAGGGGGTCGATGCTGGTGTTAAGGCAGGCGTCCAGCGGGTCACGACAGAGTTAACAGCCGCTGGTCTTGGAATGCAAGAACAGATGCCGATGGGGGCACCGACCCACATTGGTACTCCAGGAGGGCCTCCAGGTGGCCAGCCGCAACCCGGTGGTGCGCCGATGGGTCCAGGAGGGCCAGGACAGCCCGGT